GTAATGCGTCTGCTAATTGCCTGTAACTCGTTGCTACATAAATCTGACCTACCACTACCGACAAAGTAGCGATAGACCAAAAGACGTAATACCAATGGGACTTAATCTGTTTAGGTTGGGTGGGTACTGTCATGGGGTGTATTGCTTAAAGGTGGATGTTTATACTTGATATACGTGATATACGTTTAATACGTCACTAGCGTTAGAGTTAGGAGAGAGAGTTAAAGGATAGTTATCTAACTTTTACTTACTCCCTCCCACTCAAGTAGGAGTAGTGCTCACAATCCAGGTTCACTTCGTTCACACTGGAGAGAGGAGTCTTAAGAAGGGAAGGATATGATGTCTTCCCCACTTAAAGGGAAGGTTCCACCCTTACGCTTCCCTGTATAGACCCCTGATTGGGTTAAACCCAGGTGGGGACTGATTTGTTGTCTTCCTTCAATCTTGCCTGTCTACGTTGTTTAATATCCATCCCAAACACTAGGTGGTTAGCAGAAGCAGTTGGGTTGTCTAAGAAATCTTCTAGCATTTCATTCCACTCCTCTTGCTTTCTTTGTCTTATTTGGTCTGTGGCAGAGATAGAGAGGGAGTCAGTGAAGTACTGAACACCTTGTGCTAATGCATCTAATCTGTCGTCGTGTTTAACTGCACCTTTCTCTCTACACATCCGACTCATCTGGTAGAAGAGCATGTATAGGAGTCTTTCTTCTGGTGCTGCATCTTTATTAGAAGCATAGTCCCACTCTATAACCGACCTATCAACCACCAATCGATGCTGATTAAGAACAGGTTCAAGAGAATCAATGATACGGTCTTCTTTTCTAACATTTGCTCTGATCTCTTCTATGTCTATTCCTTGTTTGGTCTGGATTAGATGTTTTCTAAAGAGTTCACTAACGATTCCATCACCGAAGTTTGTCTCGATGACGAGTTTAGTTACTCCATACTTTTTGCATCCTTTGAGGATATCGAGGAGGGTTGAGTCTGTGTATCCGTCTCTGTAGGCACGGACTTCGTGCAGATAGAGGAATCCGTTTTTTTGAGAGATGTACGCTGCTGCGGTTTCATCTGTTCCTCTACCCGACGGATCAACGCTGCAGATTGTTTCGGTGTAAGGAGACCACTCACCTTGGAGTTGCATCGGAGAATAAAAATAATCTCCTGGTAGTCCAACTGTTGGTAGTTCTTTGATGACGTTTCTTGGGTCTGAGCACCATATGATGCCGTCTGGACCTTTAGTGGGATTAACACTAGTAACGACCAAATCAGCATTCTTAAGAGGGAATTTTTCTGCATCACTAAGACTCGTATCTAATTGGAACTGCAGCATGTAGTTACTACGACCCATTGCTGCTTCTCTTTCTAAGAGATCATCATCGTTGAATCTGTCTGGGTCTGTAGGTTCCCACTCCTCTGCACCTGACTCAATATCCTCAACTATTTGGGGTGCAAGTAAACCTTCGTATTGACTGAGTTTTCCCTTTTTGGGGTATCGCGCTGTCCAAACGAAGGGACGATAGTTGCGCTCTGCCAACTTACGATAAATAGTAAAAGTAGTCTGAGGAGTCCCGAGATACATAATACGACTATCGTTTTTCGGGGTAAGGATACTTTCTGCCTCTGTACAGAGTTGAAGTAGTTTCTCACGCATTAACTCCGTCATGGAGTTTCCAGGAACCTCGATGTCGTCCAAAATCATTAAATCTGCGCGACTTCCTGTTAGTTGACCAGTTATGCCCACCGACTTTACGCTTGGTGCTTGGTGTGGTGAACAATTTACGTCGAAACTTATTCGAGACCATCTGGAATCGTCCGATTTGGGTTGTAGATGTTTTAACCATGCAGTTTCAATAATTAGTTTTTGTAGAAAGATGCTCATGTTGTCTGCACGTTCCTTTGACGCAGAGATGATCATGATTTTCTTCTCTGGGTCTTTAAAGAGTGTCCACAAAACAAAAGCACCAGTAATCCAAGACTTTCCAACACCTCGGAATGCTTGTATCTGTAAACGTTTGGGACCATTCTGCAAGTAGTCAGCAATGGCATACTGTGCTCTGGTTGGACTTGGTAGATCCAACTGATCCCATAACGCTTGTAGAAATAATTTGAAGTCTTCCTGTAATGCAACTACTACGTTTGGTTCACTTTTCTTTTTTCTTCTTGGCATTTTTCTTCTTCTGTTGCTCCTCATCAAAATCTTTTGCCCAACGACCTAAAGATGTTCCTAGTCTTCTTGCTGCAGCATCGGTATGAGGTTTAACGAATTTGTCTGCCAGAGCATTAATCACAATGCCTGCACCTAGTTGAGTAGCAGCACCCTTAAGACCAGAAGCAAGGTTTCTAATTTTAAGTTGAGATGATGGTTTAGGTATTTGCTTCAGCAACTGTTTCATTTGCAGTTTTTGAGCATTACGAGCAGACTTACTCATCTTTTGAAGTCTCGGATCGCCAGGTTTTTTGTCTTTTAAGTAGTCAGGTTTTGGATATCTCATCCTCCCTGCCTTCATCCTTGACCTTTGGGTCTTTTTCAGAAGTCTTCTTCTAGCAGCGAGTTGTTCAGATTTTGGAACACCTTCTGATATTGCCTTGAACATTCGAAGACTTCCTCTATTACTGAGGTTGTCTGTCTTAACTATCTTGTTACCTGCACTTTTTAATGCTCTTCTCTTAGCATTCCACTTCTTAAATTCCTTCTGTAATCCCTCTGCATATCGGTGTTCGTCTTGTCCAAGATTACCTTTTAGATCATCAAGTAATTGCTTAGGACTCTTACCCATATCCAAGGCATTTTGAATTGTCCTCCACCGAATATCCGTATTCTTTGTGACGTGTTCCTTAAGTCGATCTATTCGTAGACCTCGTGGGTCAGTGATCTTTCTTGTTTGATCCTCTATAAATTTGCGGATTTGATCAGAAGGGACTTCTTCGTTGTCGAGTGTATTTAAAAGTTGCTTGATTGCTCTGCTTTCATCCCAACCTTTAGTCTTTACAGCATCAATGGCATCTTGAATAACTTTGTACGGTATCTCATGTGCTTTAGATAACCACTTAAGTCTTGCTAAAGGAGTTATTGGTGCACCTGGGTTTACACTTCGAGGATGACCTCTAACAATTTTACTTTTTGGAGGTTTTGCTTGGTTCTTTTTACGGACTTCATTGAGATATCCCGCCATCGTATCAATATTGGAACCGAACCGTTTTCCAAGTATTTTCAAACCAGGTCTTAATTGTTGATTTAGTAAGTTGCGTAAATCATGCCTATTAACACCAATCTGTCTAGCGAGTTTTTCAAGATTACCTTCATATTTAACTGCTTTGAGATCGAAAGGTTTGATACTACTCCTTGGTTTATCGCTCATTTGTAGTCATTTCTATAGAACATCTAAGTCTTCTTGACTCCCTTAATATTTCTCGGTGATGGCAGTGGTTTCCACCCCTTTGGTCTTGTAAAAACTTTGTAAGGACTACTTACTTTGTCATCGTTAACACTATTAGTCATGGTTGCTCCTTATTGCTTGATAAATCGCCTGTATTAGACGCTTTTGGATCTGTTGATATATCGAGACCTATCGACTCCCAAAATCCCTCAGGAATGCGTAGAGAGTCCTCTCCGTGGACATACGTTATCTGCCATACACCATCGTCTCTGAGTTTGGGACTTATCCCTAAGGAATAACTACCATCTGCTCTTACATAGGGTGATCGTACGGACTTAATATCGACTGGTGCTGACTTCCCATTTGTCTTGTTGTAGACCATCAGATCCACTGGACCTGCAGGTGCTACATTCCTAAAAACTTCTACACCGTGAGATAAGAAATATTGGCAAGCAAATAGTTCTCCAGCAGCACCTGTATGTGCTGTTGAAATCATTAATTATTAGGCAGAATATCTTGAGCGTTTACCGCTACCGTTAAAGGATTTGTTGATGTGATCAGGTTGAACAGTCCAACCTCCAGACTTTGTGCGAGAAGCATTCATATGAGATCCTTTCCGAATCTTCAACTTCTTACGCATCTTGTTGTCTTCCGATCTCTTTTTTGTGTTAGCAGGAGTGGAAGAATATTTAGTTGCTGTCTTAATTGCGTTCTTTTTCTGTTCAGGTGATGCTTTTGTCCTATACCATTTACCTGACTTGCTTTTTAGGGAACTAACTGGTCGTAATTTAGGACCTGATTTTGCCATATAACCTCTTTTGTACGAGTTCTGGTTTGATTGTTGGCATTACCTTGGCGAGTTTCTCTAATGGACTACCTTCATAGGCAACTCCACTAATGTCGTTCGTCTTTAACCAGTCACATGCTGCTTTTAAATCTTGAGTAGATGCTTCGCCACCTTTGACCCGTTTAAGAAATTCAGAGGTAACGAGGTTGTGTAATTCATTAAATTGGTCTTCGGTTGCTTTCTTCATTACTTCCTTCCTCTTTTTCTCCTCGCTGGTTTACTAGGTGCCTTAGGTGGTTTCGGTGCTGGTCCTCTGGAACCTTTGGTGGATTTGGTGTACGTAGTTTTTTTAGGCATTAGTCTTTAAGTCCTGGAAATAAGTTCTTCTTGATCAGCGTGACTGCTTGATCATCAATGGTGTTATCAGTTGAGTTCGCATATGCCTCAAGTAGAGATATGACGAGTTCTTTTACAGCATTCGAGGTGAGGAATACCATAAGGATGGGTTTGATAAGGATCATTTATTTTTCTTGAATGGGTTAGATAACCAGTTCTTCTTTTCTGGTTTAGGTGGTGGATTTTTTAACTGTTCTTCTTTGATGTATTGAGCAATTGGTATTACGTCGTGGCACATATGAGCGACACGGGTTTTAGGTCTCAACATGAAACCCTTCTGTTGGAGTTCTGCACATTTCAGTGCTCGTACTAATTCATAATCCAACTGCATTTTTTCTTCTTGTCTTCTCGCTATACGACGACACTGTTCAAGTCCACGTTTATCTAGTGGAATCATGAAATTAATCTGAGCACCCCAGTTTTCAGTCATGGTGTAACCCATCGTGTGCATCTCTTCATCCCACGGTTTTACGTGGTTCCCCATATAAAATGGAGAGAACGTCATAGTGCTTCCGTTACAGGAAATATTCGGTCCATAGTTCTGCCTGGATGGAGCACCGTTGTTCTGGAATTGCACTGCCTGATTGGTCACATTTCCCGTTGCAGCAGCGACAGGATTAGAGGTGTTATTGATCTCATCCTCTGCCTTAACAGGAAGACCTATTGCGAGAAGACCGATAAGGATGTAGTGGTAGCAGTAGTTTCTATAGTTCTGTCTATATCGATTGTTTCTACTACTCCTGCTGCTCTGGTTGTGATCTCCAGCGTGAAGGGATCTCCAGCGGTGTGGACTGTAAAGACTGAATCTGTATCTACTATTCCTCCTGAACTTGCTGAAGTATGAAGGATATTTTCTCCACTCCATCGTGAATATGCTCCGCCAAAGACCTCTGTTTCTATTGTTTCTGTAATTTCTTGAGTAGTTGTCGTCGTACTCTGCATCGAACCACTTGTGAATGCAGGAGTAATTAACTCTGCTCTTACAACTGTGGGTGATGTCAGCATCAAGAGTAGTAACCATTTTTTCATTCTTCTTTTTTCTTTGCCATAGGACAGTTGACTGG